CACGACGACTTCGGTCGGCGGTAAGCGCTCGGTTCAGACCTTGGCGGCAGCCATCGCTGCTCAGGTTGAGACCAACCAAGACAAGCCGGTGCCGGTCGTCGTGCTCAAGAAGGAGCACTATCAGCACAAGAGCTATGGCCGCATCTACACGCCGGTCTTTGAGGTCGTCGAGTGGGTGTCGATGGACGGCGAGGGTAGCCCGGAGCCGGAAGGCGACGAGCCGCCACCAGCCGCTGCCATGCGTCGGCGCCGCGCTGCGTGACGGAGGACGGGGGCGCCCTCGGCCCCCGACTTTTATGCGTGTACTAGACTTATTTAGCGGGATTGGCGGGTTCAGCTTGGGGCTGGAGCGTGCGGGAATGACTACCGTAGCGTTCTGCGAACAAGATGCTTTCTGCCAAGCCGTAATCAAAAAACACTGGCCTGAAGTAAAGTTATATGACGACGTTAAAACACTCACTAAATCTAAACTTGACACTGACGGAATCGCCGTTGATGTCATCTGCGGCGGATTCCCTTGCCAAGACATTAGCATCGCAGGCAAAGGCGCAGGACTTGCTGGGGAGCGGTCTGGACTCTGGTACGAGTTCCATCGCCTCATCAAAGAAATCCGGCCGCAATACGCGATCATTGAAAACGTCTCAGCCCTTCGATCTAAAGGATTGGACGAAGTTCTCAGGGGGCTCGCTGCGCTCGGGTACGATGCGGAATGGCACTGTATACCCGCTGCCGCCGTTGGCGCGCCTCACCGACGCGACCGCGTTTGGATCGTGGCCTACCCCAACGGCAGTATGGCGTCCAATGGAAGGCAATGTGCGGATCCTTCGGGCAAAAGTATTGGCGGGGGAGATGACGGAAGCGGAAGCGACGGCCATGATTGGCAAGTCGCCCTTGGAGGCGCAGGGAGCAATCCCGGCGTTGTGGCCGACTCCCGACGCGAGTCCGCACAAGTATCGCCTGCGGGGAGACTCACAGCAGTCGCGATCCCTCAACGGCATTCATGGTGGGAAGTTGAACCCAACGTGGGTCGAGTGGCTGATGGGGTTCCCGTTAGATTGGACAGACTTAAAGCCCTCGGAAATGCCGTTGTCCCGCAAATCCCGGAAATCATTGGCAAAGCGATAATGCACCATGAGCATCCTCTGGCTTGACTTTGAGACCCGTAGCCGTTGCGACCTGCCGTCATCGGGCGTCTACAACTACGCGCAAGACCTGAGCACCGAGGTGCTCTGCATGTCCTACGCGTTCGACGACGAGCCCGTCGTGACGTGGCTGCCGACGCATCCATTCCCTGAGCGTGTGGCTAACTTCAAAGGGCAGATCCGCGCGCACAACGCGGCGTTTGAGCGGCTGATCCTCTGGTACGTCTGCCAGACGAACCATCTGTTGGAGCAGTTCTACTGCACGGCGGCACAGGCGCGGGCTAACTGCCTGCCTGGCAGCCTTGAGGATATCGGCCGTGCGCTCTCATCCAAGATGAAGAAAGACCATCGCGGCGCGCAGTTGATCCGGCAGCTCTCGATCCCTCGCGCAGACGGTACGTTCAGCAACGATCCCGAACTGATGGCTGAGATGGTCGCCTACTGCGAGCAGGACGTACGCGCCATGCGCGAGATCAGCAAGGCGATGCGCGACCTATCTGAGACGGAACTCGCGGACTATCACGTCAACGAGCGCATCAACGACCGTGGCGTCGGCGTCGATGTGCCGCTCTGCGAGGCGGCGATCCGCTACGCCGAGTCTGAATTGCAGGACATTGAACAGACCGTCGCCGAGGTGACGAAAGGAATAATCCTTACCGTCCGCAGTCCCAAGATGCGCGAGTGGGTGCTGGAGCGAGTCGGCCCCGAGGCCAAGAAGCTGATGACGGTATACAAAGACGGGGACAAAAAGTTTAGTATTGACAAGACCGTGCGGGCCAACCTGCTCGCCATGGACAACCCCGACGAAGTGCCGCCCGATGTGGCCGAGGTCATCCAGTGCGCTGATGACCTTTGGGCCTCGTCGGTGGCTAAGTTCAGTCGGCTGAAGCAGTTAGCTGACGTGGAGGATGGCCGTGTCCGGGGAGCCTTTGTATTTGCTGGTGGAAGTGCCACCGGACGTGCTTCAAGCTACGGAGCACAAGTCCATAACTTTACGCGTAAATGTTGCGATGAGCCACAAGCAGCTCGTCAAGCCTTGGTACGCGGTCACAGTGTCGTGCCCCGATTCGGCAAACGCATTACAGACGTTCTTAAGTCAATGCTGCGCCCCGCCCTTATACCCGCCCGAGGTCACGTTCTCGTCGTGGCCGACTGGGCAGCGATAGAAGCCCGCGCCACACCTTGGCTCTCCGCTGACCCGCTCGCCGAGCAAGTGCTGGATGTGTTCCGCGCAGGCGGCGACATCTACAAGCGTGAAGCCGCCGGCATCTACAACACCACACCGGAGGCGGTGACGGGCGATCAGCGCCAGATCGGCAAGGTCGCCATCCTGAGCCTTGGCTTCGCAGGTGGCGTTGGTGCGTTCAGCGCTATGGGTCGCGCTTACGGCGTGCACATGACCGAACACGAGGCGCAGCGGATCGTGGATCGTTGGCGTCGTGCCAACCCGTGGGCGGTGCGCTACTGGCAGAAACTGGAGGACGCCTACACCCGCGCCATGCGAAATGTCAATACGGAGTTTCGTGCTGGCCGCGTGGTGTATATGTTTGATGGTCAACATCTTTGGTATTGCCTGCCGTCTGGCCGCGTTCTATGTTATCCGTTCGCCCGCTTAGAAGAAGAGGGCGTGACGTATCTGAAAGCAGCATGGAAGCCTGCACAGGACGCCAAAGAATGGCCGCGCGCAAGACTATGGAAGGGGCTTGCGTGCGAGAACATCACTCAAGCGACGGCCAATGATTTGCTGCGCCATAGTTTGAGACAACTGGATCGTGAAGGGCTTAAAGTGGTGCTGCACGTGCACGACGAAATCGTTATCGAATGTGCGAACGAGGCAGCCGAGTTTGTAGCCGAACGATTACACGAGGTCATGTGCACTGCGCCCGAGTGGGCGCAAGGCTTCCCGCTCAACGCCGAAGTCAAGGTGATGGAGCGATACGGTAAATAAAAAAGCCCGGCGGGTTAGGCCGGGCTCAAGAGTCACTGGAGAAGACAATGCAAGGGTTCGTCGAGTATCTTACCAACATCGCCCCGGAAGGGGAAACCATTTTGTTCGTGCGCCAGAAGCCCATCGTGCGGGGTGGCGAGCCCCTCCTGCATAAGGACGGGACGCCCAAGTATACATGGCCGCCGTTCCTGCCGGAGCGCGTCAACCTCTCCCGCAAGGGCGCTTGGTACGCCAACACGGGCTGCTTCATCGTTGACCGTTTCACCGAGGGCTTGTCCGCCTCCGCCGCCAACTGCGAGCGCGTCGCGTTCATGGTGCTGGATGACGTGGGCACCAAGTCCCAAGTCCCGCCGCTGGAGCCAACCTGGAAGATCGAGACTAGCCCCGGCAACTACCAGTGGGGCTACACCTTCGGCCTAGACGATCAGCCGCTCAAGGGCGAGTTCAGCGCGGCCATCAAAGCCATCGCCGAGGCGGGATTCACCGATCCCGGTGCGGTGAATCCGGTGCGTAATTTCCGCATCCCCGGCAGCGTCAACCTGAAGGAAGGGCGCGACAACTTCGAGTCCGTTCTGGTGGAGTTCCACCCCGAGCGCGAGTTCACTTTAACGCAGATCGTTACAGCGCTTGGCGTCACGCCCGGCCCTGTTGATACGGCGTATATACGCGGCGTATATCTTCAGGACGACGGCCTTGACACCGTATTGGAGTGGATCCAAGCCCGAGGGCTGCTGCTCGATAAGGCCAACGGCGAGGGCTGGTACGGGGTGGTCTGCCCTAACCACGCCGAGCACACGACGAACGACCCCGGCGGGCGGTACAATCCCGTCTCCCGTAGTTACAAATGCTTCCACGGCCATTGCGGTGAGTGGGACAGCGAGAAGTTCTTGCGCTGGGTGGAGACCGAGGGTGGCCCGAAGACGGGCTACGGCCTGCGCGATGACCTGCTCGCCAAGAAGATGGAGGCCGCTTTGAGCAAGATCGCACCGACCGCCGAGTACCCAGACGAGGCCAGCGAGGTCGTCAAGCAAGTCGAGCGCCGTGAGCTTGGCCGTATCGACAAGTCCAAGTGGTACGAGCGCTTCGCGTACGTCCAGAACGATGACTCTTACTTTGACATGGACGACCGCCGCGAGCTCTCGCGCTCCACGTTCAACGCGCTGTACCGTCACGTTAGTTGCCACAGCATCCACAACAACCGCCGCATCGAGGCGTCCGTTTGCTTTGACGAGAACCGCCAAGCGATGGGTGCTCGGGCGCTGGTCGGCGTCACGTTCGCAGCGGGCGAGTCCATCCTTGTCAGCCGCAACGGCCTCGTGTATGGCAACCGATGGCGCGACGCGCGCCCTGCCGTCACGGGTGGCGATGTATCCATGTGGCTACAGCACGCCGAGCGGATGATCCCCGACGAGGCCGAGCGTGAGCACGTCTTTGACGTGATGGCATACAAGCGCCAGCACGCCAACCAAAAGATCAACCACGCCGTGCTGCACGCGGGCAAGCCCGGCAGCGGCAAGGATACGCTCTGGGCACCGTTTCTTTGGTCTATCGGCGGCAACCAACGCGTCAACGTCACGACGGTGCGCAACGAAGAGCTCAACTCGCAGTGGGGCTACGCGCTCGAATCCGAGGTCATCGTGATTAACGAGCTGCGCCAAGCCGAGGCCAAAGATCGCCGAGCGCTGGAGAACAGCCTAAAGCCCATCATTGCTGCGCCGCCTGAGCTGCTCACGGTCAACCGCAAGGGCTTGCACCCGTACGAGGCGCTTAACCGTGTGCTCGTCGTGTCGTTCTCCAACGAACGCGCCGCGATCAGCCTCCCGTCAGATGACCGGCGCTGGTTCGTCGTGTGGTCGGACGCAGACCGCCTGCCGCCTTTTGACGCGCAGGCGCTCTGGCACTGGTATCACAACGGCGGCTTCGAGGCCGTCGCTGCGTGGCTCGATGCGCGTGACGTGTCCAAGTTCAACCCAGGCGCCGCGCCGCCGATGACCGAGGCCAAGGCCATTATGATCGAGTCGGCCATGAGCACGGCCGAGTCATTCCTAGTTGAGATGATTCGCCAGCGGCAGGGTGACTTCTCGCGCGGCGTGATCGCCTCGCCGTTCTATCAGATCTGCGACCGCTTGCAGGGTATGGCACCGTCCGGCGTCAAGGTCGTGCCCGCTGCGCTCATGCACGCGCTACGGGATGCGGGCTGGGTGGACGTTGGTCGGTTGCACTCGAAAGAGTACCCGACCAAAAAGCACATATTCGCTCACCCGCAGTTTGCGAACCTTTCCAAGTCGGAGCTGCGCCGGATGGCCGAAGGTGCAGAACCCGCGCTGTCAGTTGTCGGAGAATAGCCACTCAATCAGAATGGCGCCGAGAGTAATGCAAAGTAATGCAGTCACGTTTATTGGCCTTTAGTTGATCCATACGAGCGGCGATGACCGCGCGGTGAGTGGGCGCCTTATACCGTCGCCCCTCGCCGCGCCGCGCATCCTTGCGCGCGACGTCGATCCATCGACAGATGCGGCGGCTCCACCATTCAGTCGTCGTTAGCTTCGGCACGCTTGCGCCCCGCTTCTAGCGCCTTGCGAGCGATGGTGTGCGCGTCGTCGGCGTTGTCTCGCCCCATGTTGGCGATGGTGTGGAGCGCCAGCTCGTAATGGCAGAGCGTGTGCACCGTGTTGACGTAGTTGCGTACGATGGTGTCGAGTTCAGCCTTGGGGATGTCCATTACTGCTCCAGCTCCTCTATCAGCCGATTGATGAACCACTGAGCCTTGCGGTAGTCTTCTAGCGCCTCGCCCTTATGCCCTGCGCGGGAGAGGTACTTGAGCGCCGATAGGCGCAAGTAGCCCGTGAACTCCGCGCGGCTGCTCTTAGCCCTCATGTAGTCAATGGCCTCAATCCCGCCGACCTTGTAGTGCTCGGGGTTGACCGCATCGCCCGTGGTCGGTTCGGTGGCCGGTTGCGCGGGCGCGTACGGGTGCAGCGCGGAGGGCTGCCGGTACATCGTCTCCGCATCGTCAGGCCGTCCGAGGTCACGCGCGAAGGCCTCCACCTCGTCCCACGATAGGCGCGTCACGGCCGCGCCCCTTTGCCCTTGCCCGCGCCCTTGCTGCGCTTGCCCTTCGCCTTGATGCCCTTGGCCTTGACGGGCGCACCGAGCTTGCGCGGCTTGCGGCGCTTGGGCGCATGGCTTGGGTGCAGCAAGTGGCGCTCGCCGAGCTCGTCACGGGCGGCTTCTTGCCGCTCGCGTAGGCGGCGCGTTAGGTCTTTGAACTGATGGTCTGGCACGGTATCAGCCGCGCCTATGAACAGCGCAGGGTCATCGTCGCCGTTCCACCAAGCTTTAAGCCGTCGAAGTATGCCACTGAGTGTCATAGCCATGGGTCGTGTTCCTCACGTTGGGTTGGTATCAGATCGGGCAGCCATTGGTCGGGTGTGCGGTTGTCGTAGCCCGTGCCGTCGCATACGAGGCAGTCGAACGCCCCCAGGTCATCATCTGGCGGTATCAATGGATCGTAGCCGCTCCCGTTGCAGGTAGGGCAGCGGGGGCGGCTACGCAGGGCGCTGCGCGAGGGCGCGTGCGCCGTCACGCTGGCAGCTCCACGGCCTCGCAAGGCTGGCCGTTAGCGATGGCCTCGGCTTGTGCCTTAGCGAACGCCGTGGCGTCCTGCGGCAGCGTGACCGGCCGCGCCACGCCTGTATAGCGCCCGTCGGCGTCGCGTTCTAGCAGCATGTAGCGCCCCTCGTAGTCCGCCCCGCCCGCCGTGTACCGGATCACATAGTTAGGCTTGCTCATTGCAGTGCCTCCCACGCGGTAGCCTTGCGGTCAGTTACCTTGAAATTGCCGACAGGTCGTCGAGTGAGCACGCTCGATGCTGGCCATGCGAGCACGACCGTCTCGGCGTCATACCGCCAACAGCCCTCCTCGGTGCGTCCGTTGTCGAGGTAGTAGAACGCGCGGCGCATGGCCGCCAGGTTGCCCGCCGTCGTGCCTAGCGCGGCCGCATCGAGCGGCAGCGTGCACGCGTCGGTGGTGAGCACGGTGCGACCTTTCATCGGTGCGGCCATGGGGCTTGTGGCGAATATGCCCGCATGGGCGGTCGTGGTGAGTGTCGCCACGGCAAGCGCGGCGAGGGTTGCAGGTTTCATGGTGTCAGTTTCCTTTGGTTGTTTACGGGTTTAAATTTCATCGGCAAGGTCTAGCGGGTCGCCTGTGCCTACCTCGTCCACTTCCCAATCAAGGGTGGAGCAGGCAACGTGCCCCGCGTTGACGATCTGCAAGGCGACCTCGGCGGCCTCGTCAGGGTCACGCGCACCGACCGAGACCACCTCGCGCACGGTGGCGTATAGCACCACATCGTAGTACTTCACGGCGCACCCCCTGTGGCTTTGGCGATGGCTGCGCGGACGATAGCAAGCGGCGACTCGGGGTCAATGTTGGCTGTTTGGTCATTTGACCAGATGCGGTCAACCATTTGCAGAGCGGCGAGCAAGTCGGGAGCGGCGGCGATGAGTCGAGCATTTGCCTCACCCATAGGCGACGGGTTGCAAATGATATCGCCGGGTTGACCGTCATTATTTTTCACGATAGCGCGGTAACCGACAGCGGCGCCGGGAACGTCTACGATGATAGCCCATGGGCCAGGTGTGTGTTGAGCGCTCATGCGGCCACCTGCTCGGCGTTGACGGTGACAACCGTAGACCACGCGTCGCCACGGATGACCGGCGACCAGTAATAATCACGGTCAAAACAACCTCCGGCAAAGTCACCAGCCCAGCCTAATTTGGCAATGAGTTGCCGCGCGGCTTCGGCGTGGTTTTCGTCTAGGTTGAGCGCGTGATCGTATGGCACATAGATGCGGCCGGCTTCGCATTGGGCGCTGAATCGTGAGCCCTTAGAATTGCTCGGGCCGTGATAACGGGTTCGGATGGCTTGCATGGCGAATTATCCTTTAGGTTAGTTTATTGAACGTGATTATCTTACAGAGTGTGATCAGTCGCCGCAAGCGTTAGCGATGGCCGCGCCAATCGCAGCGGCGATCCCCGCGACGGTGACGGCCAGTTGCGCGGACTCATGGACGAAAAATGCGCCGATGAGTAGCGGGTAGCCGATCAGCATCAGGATAGTGGAATAGCGGTAAGTCATGGCGTGTTGTCTCCGGTTAAGAGGTGGGCGCTTACGCGCCCACCAAGTTTTCAGCGTACGCGGCGGCCTGATCAACATCTTTAAAGATGCGTGAGGGTTGCACGCGCTCGTCACTATCAAGATCGTCCAAGTGGACAATGAAGCGGCCATCCATGCGTTGATGAACAGAGGCCATCATCGAAGTATTGTGGTTAATGAAGTTAATGATTTGCATCTGTGTTGTCTCCGGTTAGATGGTGGCGGCGAGCGCTTCAAGTTCGGCGGTCAGTTGGCGGCGTGCGTCAAAATCAGGGATGGCGGTCATTTCGCTAATCGTGTCGTTATAGTCATATGCGGTCATGACGTCGCGTTGCGTAAGGTCACACGGTGCGGCGGTCGCATAAGTAATGCCGCGGTCAATATCAACAAAGAACACGCGGCCGCAATCCAGTTGCGTGGCGGCGATGCGTTGACCTTTATCGGTGTATCCGCGTCCGGTGTTGAATGCGATTTTGTTTGACATATGTTTCTCCGTGGCGTCCGGTGCGCGTTGTTTTGGCCGGAGTGCTCATTCTCTATAGGCGCAAAATCTTGTCAAGTATTTTCTTACAGTAGCGTTCACTCTGCGGACATTGGGTAATGGTTGGGTAACGGTTGGGTAGTGGTTTTGGGGTCAAATTGCCCACCGCAAGTGCCTAGAAAATACGAGGGAAAGTTGCGTGTTGGGTCATTTGGGTAATGGAATAATGAGACGTTATAGAATCGAGATATTATGTTAAATGGCTGTATGGTGTAGCGCTCGCCGTGGGCCGCCGCCGACTTTGTTGGGTATGCCCAAATTGCCCAAATGACCCAACGCCCCCCAGTTTTGGGCACTTTGGGCAATCGAAAACAAATAGCCCAAATTGCCCAACGCCACGCGGCCGCATGGCTCAAAACCGACTTGCTTGGGCATTGCCCAAATTGCCCAACGGCTCGCATGGCTGGTTGCGATCGGCTGGCAGCCCGCCACGCCGACTAGCTGCAATGTTATAACGTTGCGTGCTCGGAGCATGGGGGGGGAGGGCCAGGAGGCGACAGGTCACTGTTACGGTGGGGTCACAAGAAATTTTTTTTTTTTTTATTTTTTAACTAACACCCCCCTATCCTTTATTAACGTCTTGCACTACTAAAGGATTGTTTGATAGCCTTTCGTTGCGGTGTCTGACCAGGTGCGCTGGTAGCGACCGGGAGGAAGCTGAAGGCACAATCGTGCTGCATACCTAAGGCAATCCGCCCCGGCACACAGGCTCGACGGATGTTCGAGATCGCGGCCTCCCGGCAGGGGATCCTGCACACCGCTTGTCATTTCCTTACGCGCACGGTACTGTTGACGCATGTTCAAGTCGCTCCCGTTTGAGCCTCGCCAGATCAAGGCGACCGAAGCACGCCTTCAGGCGATTTATGACGCCGCCGCGCTCGGGCTGAAGGGTGATAGTCTTGCTCTGGCAGCGGGGATGCTGCCGTCAGAATATCGACAGCTATGCCAACTAGACCCCCTAGCGGCAATGGCGGAGGCCAAGGGTCGTGCG